ACCATAGTTCGGATACATAAGAACCATAGTTCGGATACATAAGAACCATAGTTCGGATACATAAGAACCATAGTTCGGATACATAAGAACCATAGTTCGAGGCAATTAACAATAAATATATTTAAATGCGGATTACTTAAAATTATAAGTTCTTGTTAAAACATAATGAATATTGAACCAGAAGTGATTGATATTAATACTACTATGGATGACACACCAGTCATTAGCCTGAACGATGGGCCTCCGAGCAGCAGTTCAGAGCCGAAACCGTCAGTTAACTTCGGTTCGGGCATCGAGCTTCTGATGAACGACAAGCGCAAGAGCGACCCAAATAAAAAGGGCGGCGACATTGATATTGGGGATTTGGACGACCTTGAAAACGAGCTCAACGACCTCTCCGATGTTATTTCGCCAAAGGCGCCCTCCAAATCCGGAATGTTTAACCAGATGCTCAACAGCTCATCTGGTGGCATCAAGTTAAACGTCGAAGAACCGAAGAGCTCATCTGGTGGGGGTGATACCAAACCAATCCAGCTCAACAAGACCGAACCCATTCCAATGGCCAAGGTTACCGCCACGCAAAGTAAGCAAGATGACAAAAACAAGACGTGGGATGGGTTCGGCAAGTTCAACAACATTCCTGTGGACCCCGATAAGGCGGTTCCCGCCCAACCCAAACTCTCGCCCGAAGAGTTGTTAAGAGAGAAGTTTAAGGTGCTCCGCAATCTGGAGGCGCTGGAGAAAAAGGGCATCAAGCTCACCAAGAAATACAATATGGACTCGTCGCTTCAGGAGATGCAGGGCGAGTATGAGATGATTGTTGACGAGCGCGAGAAGTCAGCCAGCTGCAAATTCCAAGGCCGAATGCTAATGGCGGCGATTACCGGAATCGAATTTTTGAACAACCGTTTTGACCCGTTCGACTTTAAGCTGGATGGGTGGGGCGAGCAACTGAACGAGAATATTGACGATTACGACGAGCTCTTTGGTGAGCTCCACGAGAAATACAAGTCCAAGGCCACGATGGCGCCCGAGCTCAAGCTCCTCTTCCAGCTAGGCGGCTCGGCGATGATGGTGCACATGACCAACACGATGTTCAAGTCGGCGATGCCTGGTATGGACGACATTATGCGCCAGAACCCGGAGCTTATGCAACAGTTTACGCAGGCGGCCGTGAACACGATGGGCGAGAGCAGCCCTGGATTCGGCGGATTCATGAGCGAGATGATGAGCGATGGTCGCGGCGCTCCACCCCAACCCGACATCACGCCTGGTCCACCGCCCGAGCCGTTCGCCACCCAGACCACGCGAAGCCAGCGGAGCGGAGCCCCATCGAACCGACCCGACATGAACGCCGCCCGAGGCGCAGAGGATGGAATCAGCATCTCGGAGACGTTCGAGAACCTCGGCCCACAAGAGGCCAATCGCAGCAACCCAAGCCAGCGCCCCGAAATGTCCGGTCCGTCCGACATCTCCCAGCTCCTCTCCGGTCTCAAGACTAAGAATATAGACATTAATAAGAAAGACAGCAGCACAATCAGCATCGAGGAGCTCAAAGACCTTTCCCAAGCCAAAACACCGTCCCGCACAAAGCGCCGCCAGAAGAGCGACAAGAACGTTGTTAGTTTAGATTTATAAATATATTAAAAACTAATTATTAATATATTTATTATTACAAATGACAAGTCCTTCAAGTTTTTGTACAATAGCTACATATTCATGTAGCAATGAATTTATTGGTCTCTTATATTCATTATCATTATATCATCCTGATGCAACTATATATTGTATGATAGATACAAATACTAAAAATGTTTTAGACAATTTATCTCTTAAACCAAGACTGAATATAGTAACATTTGTTTCATTAGATAAATATACAAATGAAAATAGAAGGTCTATGGAGTCAAAGAATATATTTACAGAATTTTTAATGAACAAAGCAAAGATAATGATAGAGGCATTAAAACATAACAGCGATACAATGTTATTAGATTCTGATATTTTATTTTTTAATAAAATTAATATAATAGATATATCAAAGGATATTGGCCTTTCACCTCATTATATTAAAAAAGAAAATACAGATGAAGTAGGATATTATAACGTAGGGATATTATGGACAAAAAATATAGCAGTTGTTAATGATTGGGTAGAGTTTACTAAAAAATCACGGTATTTTGAACAAGCCTCATTGGAAGACTTGGCTAAAAAATATGATACACAAGAATTTGGAGAAGAAGTAAATTATATGCCGTGGAGAATAATCCTATCAGACAATCCTAGTAAAACTAAATCTCAAATAACAATTGCCAATAATGAAATAAATATAAATAACAAACCTCTTATATTTTTACACACACATTTTCACGATAAAAGATTCGTCGAAGCAAATTCTATTTTTATTAATGCGTTGAAAACACTAAACCGACACAAAGAATTATTAATAATTGACAGAATAATTAATAATAAATGGATTATCAAAATACCCAAACAACCCCGCAATGGTATATGGAATCATAACAACGATAGTTTTCGTGAATTAGCATTATTAATGAAACAAAATAATAGCGATGTTGATATACAGTTAACAGACAGCGGACATTGTTGGTTAGGTAATGATATTTTATTATATGATCGTCCAACACATTTATGGTTCAATAATGAACTAATGTCATCAAGTTTAATTCTACTTGGTAATGGTGATATTAATAAAGAAGGCAAACTAATAAAACAGAACAATTTAAATGTTAGTCCATGGATTTTTTGGCCAAGAAAAGCTATTATACTTGAAAATATACTAGACACAAAAGGTATTCTCTCTTATAAAGATAGAACGATTGAAAGTATATTCATAGGAAATTATGAAAATAGTGAGCAAGCAAAATACAGAAATACTCAAATCGATTGGAGTTCAGTATTAACAGAATATCATTGCACTTCTGGTAATAAACATAAATTCACTCACGAAGAGTATTTGATGAAATTACGCAATTCGCGTTATGGTTTGTGTTTACGTGGTTATGGTAGCAAATGTCATCGCGAAGTAGAATTAATGGCATTCGGAACTGTTCCAATAGTAACACCCGAAGTTAATGTAGATTCTTATATGGAACCATTGATTGAAAACAAACATTACATAGCAGTAAAAGATGAAGAAGAATTTGTAGAAAAACTAAAAGTAATAACAGAAGCTGATTGGAATTTAATGTCTAATGCGTGTTATGAGTGGTATCAACAAAACGTTTATAGTAAACAAAGCTTTACTAATATGATTAATAAACTATTGTATGAATTTTGAGTAAATAAATTATAACTTGATGTTAGAATTTAAAGTGTAAAAAAATTTATATTTAAATATATATTTTAAACTATAATAATGAATTTACCCGTAAGGTTTGGAACAAAATATAGTGGATTTTATTATCCAGAAAATTTACCAGAATTAAATAAAAATAGTATTATTTATTGTGTAGGTGCTGGTGAAGATATTACACATGATGTTATTTTATCATATAAAACAAATTGTCCTGTATACATTTTTGATCCTACTCCAAGAGCAATACATCATGTTCAATATGTTAAAGATGTTTTAGAAGGGAAAAAACAACCAGTTAATGATAAAAGATTTGGTGGTGGTGATAATAATTACTGGAATATAATTTTATCTCACAAAGTAAAAGAAGAAAACCTAATACTATATGAATATGGATTGAGTACTGAAGACGGAAATGTTAAATTTTATTTACCAGTTAACAAAGATTATGTTTCATGCTCACTCCTCCCTATTGGACGAAGTTCTGATTACATAACGGTTCCTGTTAAAACAATAAATACTATTATGAATGAATTAAATCATAATCACATTGATTTACTTAAAATAGATATAGAGAATATAGAATGTGATGTATTAGAAAAAATGTTAAAAGATAATATTTTCCCGACATATCTTTCGGTAGATTTTGATTTATGGAATCATAATAAAAAAAGGTGCATAGAAATTATTCAAAACCTAATTAATAATGGTTATAAAATAATAAAACAAGAAGGGCAAGATTTTTCATTTATTAGAAATATTTAATTTAAGGCGGACTTTTAAATTATCAAGAAAAACTAAAAGTAATAACAGAAGCTGATTGGAATTTAATGTCTAATGCGTGTTATGAATGGTATCAACGAAACGTTTATAGTAAACAAAGTTTTACTAATATGATTAATAAAATATTATATATATATATTGAGTGGATAAATTATAACTTGATGTTTGAATTTAAAGTGTAAAATTAATAGTTAATCTATATGATTAAAATATTTACTAATAAAAATTTAATAAATTATTCTTCGGAACAACTTATATTATTTGGATTACAAGACGATTATTCTAATCTTAAAATAGAAAAATATCACTATAACGATAAAAATGAAAGCAGATATAATAATGTAATAGAAACGTGTAAAGAGAAAATTAATTATGTGGATAATATAAATGAAAGTGATATAGTAGTATTACCTTATAAATTTAGAGGTGTTCATGATAAAAATTTTATAAACTTATTTGAACAATCTAAGATTCATAGAAAAACCTTATACATTTTTTATAATGATGATAATGATAAACAAATAATTCCAAAAGATAATAATATAATCTTATACAGAACTAGTTTTTATAAATCAACGAAATTACCAAATGAATACGCTATGCCTGTATTTGATGTAGATAACTATAAAGACATTATAAAATCACCGTCATTGTCAATTGGTTATTGTGGTCATAGTATTCATAATAGAGAAAAATATATAAATATTTTAAAGGCGTCAGATATAACAACCGATTTTATAATAAGACAAGGATTTTGGGCACCAGAAATAAAAGATAAAACAATAGCAAAAAAAGAATATTTAAATAATATTAATAATAACTTATTCACATTTTGTTACAGAGGAGCAGGTAATTTCAGTTATAGATTTTATGATGTAATGATGATGGGAAGAATACCAATATTAATAAATACTGACTGTGTATTCCCGTTTGAAGATAAATACGATATAAATGATGTAGGGGTTGTTATTGATGAAAAAGAACTAGAATACAAAAATATAATACAAATAATTAAAGAGTATTACGAAAAAAACAAAGGAAGATTAGAAATAATACAAAAAAATAATAGAATAATATGGGAAAAATATTATTCGTGTATAGGATTTATTGATAGTTTTTGTAAGGAAGTAAAAGATAAATTATCAAATATGAAGAACTCTTGTAACATAATACAGCACGGTGTTGATGGATTTGGTCATCAATTATATGGACTATTAAGTGTAATTGTATTACACAATATTAATAATTATATTTTTAACAGTGAAGTTTTTTTAAAAAAACCATTCAAATTCGGACATGTGTCAAATGATGAAAATGAAGAATTAAAAAGATATATAATTGAAAGTGTTAGCTTATTTAGTAAAAATAATAAATCATATGAAAATTCTAATATAAAAGGTATTGTTCATACACATGAAATTTATAAAATACCAAAAAATTATGATACAGACGTCATATATTCAATTGATAATGCTTATTATTTTGATAGAATAAATTTAAATGAGCACGATATTATTAAATATGGAGAGAATATTAAAAATTTTACAAAATATTTTAAGGAAAATAAATATTTACCTGATAATAGATTCACTTCAAAAACAATTGTAATACATATTCGCTTAGGTGATGCTATGAATTATGATGAATGGAGACAAAAAATAGATGAAAATAATAAAAAAATAATTGAATTGTGCACGATTTTTAAAGATAAATATCCTGATCACAAAATATATGTTCATAGTAATGGTGACCCTAAATTTTTAGAAGATTACGAATATACGTTTTGTGACAAAGACACAAAAGTTTTACGTTTTCTTAGTGATGTAATACATAGTGATATTTTTGTATGTAGTCCTAGTGGTCTATCACTTGTAGGCACTTTTCTTACAAATGCAAATACAATAATAATTCCCGACAATATTAAACATAGTGTTCCGTCTAACGTAATTAAAATAAGTGATTATTTAGATAATAATTAATGCTATAATTTCTATTCTACATTTGCTCTTTTATCCAATTATATGTTTTATGTAATCCGTCTTTTAGTGGTTTTGATGGTTTCCAATTTAATTCTTTAAAAATTAAATTATTGTCTGAATTTCTTCCATTTACACCTAATGGTCCTTCAATATGATTAATTTCTAATTTTTTATTCTCGAAAGAACAAGCTATTTCAACCAATTTATTGATTGTAACCATTTCATCTGAACCAATGTTAACCGGACCACTAAAATCAGAATTCATTAATTTCATTATTCCTTCAATACATTCATCGATATATAAAAAAGACCTGGTTTGACATCCATCACCAAAAATATCTATTTTATCGTTTGATTCTATAACCTTTCTACAAATCGCTGCGGGTGCTTTTTCCCTACCACCATTCCAAGTTCCTAGTGGTCCAAAAATATTATGAAATCTTGCTATTTTAACATCAAGATTTTTATTCCTTTTATACGCTAAATAAACTCTTTCACTCAATAGTTTTTCCCACCCATAGTCAGAATCTGGATTGGCAGGATATGCTGTAGACTCTTCGCAATTTGGATTGTTAGAGTCAATCTGATTATGCTCTGGATATATACAAGCAGATGACGAATAAAAAACCTTTTTGATTTTTTTTTTAACACACACATCACAAACATGTAAATTAATAATAGCCGAATTATGCATTATATCGGCATCATTATTACCAGAAAAAACAAATTCGGCGCCCCCCATATCTGCGGCTAATTGATAAACTTCATCAATGGTATCATCTATTACAAGATTGACAGAACTATATTCACGTAAATCAGCAATAATAAATTCATCCGCGTCATTTTTTTTATATTCGTGTCTTTTTTGATCAACACCACGAACCCAATATCCTAACGATTTAAGATGTGTTACTAAGTGTCCTCCAATAAATCCACCTGCTCCTAATACTAAAACTTTTTTCATAATATAATTCTTTTAACATTATATTTTTTAAATTTTAACGTTAAATATTTTAAAATGTAATATTACTTACATTATATTATGAAAAATTTAGCAATATGTTTATCTGGTTCTTTAAGATCAATTGAACATTGTTATAGTAATTTTATAGAGAAAATATTAGAACCAAATATAAATGATTATAATATTTATTTATTTTATTGTATACCAAATGATAGTAATATTGATAAAATAAAAATAATAACATATAATAAAACTATTATTAAAATAGTAGATGATATTGAATTACCAAAAATCAATGTTATCTGGGGAGGCAATCCATCAACATTTATAAAAGATGCCAATTCGACAGGTGGTATAAAAGGATTTTTATATCAATTACAAAATTTACAAGAAACATATTTAATGGTAATGGAGTTTGAAAAAAAAAATAATATTAAATTTGATATTATAATGAGATGTAGACATGATATATATTTTAAAGAAAAACTGTTATTAAAAAATCATTATGTTCAAGATAAAATATTTGTTCCGTTATTTCATAGTTACCATGGCATTAACGATAGATTTGCTTTTGGTTCCGCAAATGTTATGTCTATATATATGAATAGTTATACAAATATTTATAACCAAAAATACGAAGGTGTTAATATAGGTAATGCTGAAGATTTTATGAAGTTAAATTTATTGAATAATAATATTAATTTTGAAATATTAAAAAATATTTTGTTTAATAGAGTAAGAATAGATGGTTCAATGTTAAAAGATTGTTTTTAGAATTAAAATGTATTAAAGATATTATATAGATAATATGCAAAATGGTTAATACAATTGTTACTACTACAATATATCCTATATCTGAAGCAACAAAAAAATTTGCATCTTTTAAAAATTGGAATTTTATTATAGTTGGAGATAAAAAAACACCCCATGACGAATATATTGAATTAGCAAATAATAATAAAAATATAATATATTTAACACCTGAATATCAAGAAGAAAATTTTAAAGAAATAAGTGATTTAATTGGTTGGAACACAATTTCACGTAGAAATATTGGATTTTTAGAAGCATTGAAAAATAACTCAGAAATAATAGCAAGTGTTGATGATGATAATATACCATTAGATAATTGGGGAGAAAATATAATGATTGGTAAGCCAACAAATGTATATTACTATGAGTCTGATGAATTAGCGTTTGATCCAATTGGTGTAACAAATTATCCAAATCTTTGGCATAGGGGATTTCCAATTCAAATTTTAAATAATCGAAATAATAAATATAAAATTACCAGAAAAACAATACTTCCAGATATTCAAGCAGATTTTTGGAATGGAGACCCGGATATAGATGCAGTGTGTAGACTAGAACATAAACCTATGTGTTTTTTTGATGATAAATATTTTCCATTAGCTACAAATACATTTTCTCCCTTTAATTCCCAAAACACATTTTTTTCCAATAAAGCATTAAAAAACTATATGGCTATACCTTTTATAGGAAGAATGGATGACATTTGGGGTGGTTATTATTTAGAATCGTTAGGTTTTAAAGTTGTATATAATAAAGCTACAGTTTTTCAAGATAGAAATATTCAAAATTTGACAAAAAATATGATGGATGAGTATATTGGTTATGAAAAAACATTTAATTTATTAGGTGATTTAAGTGAAAATAGTGATAGTTTATTTAAATATTTACCAGAAAAATCAAAAGAAATTTTGAAAACATATATGGAAAAAACAAAAAAATTATAACAATACTAAGTTATAAAATTAATAATTAAATATTATTTATATAATTAATATTTAAATATTATTTATAAAATTAATATATAATGAAAAATTACATATTAATATATAATGAAAAATTACATATTAATATATAATGAAAAATTACATATTAATATATAATGAAAAATTACA